CTTTTTGCAATGGTCTGTATCAATCCAACATCTAGGCAAGGTCATTGAGGTTGCGTGTATGCCATCCTCTAGTGGAATTTTTGGAACTACCTTAAACCTAATTCCTAATTGGTAGGCGACCTCTCTTCGGGTCTTGCCATTACCAAAGTCTGTAACTTCAATGTCGTGTGGTGCAAAGTGATCTTTGTAAACATAATCTTTATCTTTAACAAGCTGAACATAGTAAGGTAAACCTTGACCTCTCTCTTCATGATAATCTATTATACTTATGGATCTTCCTAACTGCTGATAAAATATTATACTACTGTGGTCGGAGACCCCAAGATCCCATGCTGTTGATACTGGTAGTGCAGGATCGTAGGGAACTCTTGTAAGCTGCTTATCATCATCTAGTTTTGCAATGATGTCTCCATATACTGCACCCTCGATGTTTGCTATCCAATCACACTCAAACTCTTGCTGATACTTCTTTTCACCCATTACCTCTTTTGCCTTGACCAACTCTTCTTCATCAACAATTTTTGTTTCTGATGCTTTTGCCTTGTAGTTGAACCAATCATCAGCTCCTTGTGCGTGTTGGTATAATTCATAAAAGTTATTGTTCATTCCCATAGGTGTACCAATAAACACACAGTAACCTTTACGATCTGATAATGCAGGTCTAATGATTTCTGGGAATAGCTTACTGTTTACATTTGCGTACTCATCAATCACGCAGCCATCTAAATATATACCTCTTAATCCATCTGGAGACTCTGAGCCTAGCAAGGTTATACGAGAGCCATTAGGTAGGTCTACACGCAGTTCTGTTTCGTTAAACTTGGTGTGGGGTATCTTGGCGGTAAACTGTTTCATGTAATCCCATGCAATACTTTTTGCTTGTTTGAAGGTGGGTGCAATGTAGGCATATCTGGGGTTCTTCTGTTTGGACAGTAATGCTGACCTAATTAGGTGGTTGATCATACATACTGTTTTGCCAAACCTTCTATGGCAAACTAATACATTCCATCTGTGCTTATCTATTTGTTTGTGTAAGTGAGCCTGGTGCTTTCTTGGGGTGTAGGGTATTTTAATATCCATTTTATTTTTTCAAAACAAAACAAGCAATATGTCTACCTGTTCCTTTTCCTTTTGATTTATCTTCTGTTGCTAACCATTTAACATCTCCAAGATTTCTTATTTCTGCTCCAGCTTTAATCATCATTAATACCCATTTATCTATAGGATAAACAAATACAACATCTTTGCCTTTTTCATGTTCAGCTATAGATTTTCTTACCCATGCTGTAGGACCTTTCTTTTTACCTTCATGTATTATTGATCCAAATGGTGGATTTACATAATTTGATTTACCCCATTCATTAGTCAATCCATCAAAATCTTCTGGTTTAGGATATGGACATGGATCGAAGTCAAACTTAAATTCATCGTTAAGTTCTTTCATTAAATCATCTGGAGTTAGCCAATAATGTTTACCATCATCTCCATTACCTTTGTGAAACTTATTATCTTTAGGTTTTAGTTTTGAAGCCATATTTAGTGAACTGATTTGCTGTAATTATCTTCTCCAAAGGGTGTGTATTCAAATCCTAGTCTCATCATAATGTAAGATGTAAATAGTTGTGCAGACTCATGGTTAGGCATACCAAAGAATTTAATTACAACATTGTTGGTTTTTTCTTCGATATAGCAAACACAATCTAAATCTTCTGATGAAAAGTAGTTCATATACTAGATATAGTTTATTCTGTGTGGAATGAAAGCAAAAGGTGTGTGTGTATAAAGGTGTCCTCGAGTCCCATGTATATATATATAATAATCGGCGGTCGTTCTAAGGGGTAGTAGGGGTCAAGCAAACGAAAAAAGTAGATCCTAGTCAGTAAATATATACAATCTAGGGTTCCGATAAGAAAATGTTATCAGTAATTATAAATAAAAATCTTTTTAAATGGTCCTTATAACTTAGAATTATTCTAAACAGAGATCAAGACTTTGAAACCGAAGTAATACAGGAAGCCTACAAAAATTTTCTATGAATTAGGATAGCAACATTTAAACCTTACAACATTTCAATCAATCTCTTTCAATCTTCTTTCTTCTTTCTTTTTAATTTCTTTCTGTCTTTCTCTTTCCTTCTTTCAATCTTCAGCTTTCACCTTCTTCAATCTTTTAAAACTTCCCTTTCCTTTTTTACTTCTTTTAATTCTGTTTCTGTATTTCTTAGAATACAACTCTTTCACTAATATATTTTTATATTTCATAATATATTAAGTTTATTGGTAATGTTGCAAAAATACCACACACTGTTGCAACTTTACAACGCTACCAATGAATTTAATTATTTTAAAAAAAATACATTTTGTATATTGCAATCCATAAAAATATCATTATACAGTTAGTATATGTACAAAAAAGAAAGGAAACAAACAATGATAAAAGAAAAAGCAATAGACATTGAATTATCAGAAATAGTAAGACAATTTGAAAGCATGGAATTTGATAAAATAGGTGAGAGCTTTGCGATCAAGACTTTCAAAAATGGTAAGATTAAATTTGAATATAAAGAAGAAAGAAAAATTTATTTTTATATTAAAAAAGAACTTCACTCATATGATAATGGTTATGATTTAGTAATTGATTTTCATGTAAATTTTTTACCTTCAAAATGCGTTAGAGTTTTAAAAGATATTGAAAGTTATGAAATTCATGGTTTTGAAAATCAATCAAGTAAAAAACTATATCATACGAATTTATATGGTTTTTTTGATGATATAATTGATTTAGGTGATTACATGGATTTAAATAATGTAAATGCTTCAGATGCTTATAAAGCTGAAAAATCAATAATAAGTGTATAAAAAAATCCCAATAAACTTTGTATTGACTTTTATTAATCTATACATAGAGTATATAAAAAAACAGAAAGGAAAAAACAAATGACAAAATCAACAGTAAAATGGTTTAATGAAGATTATGATTTAAGCTGTGATGTTTCAAACCTTGAGGAATTAGGTTTTAAAAACTCAACATGGCATGATGATATTGCACCTTCATATTCAAATCATACATTACAAATTTTTTTCTTGAATAGAAAAAAGTTTAAGGACCATGAAGGAAGGTCTAAATTTAGTATAAACAAAATAGATGAACATGGTGAATTTGTTCAACATCTTTATGAAACAGATTACTTTTATAAAGTGTTACAATTAGCAAAACTAAGTAAAGAAATGAAAGGATAAAACAAATGAACGGATATACAGAAAACCTTGCAGACTTCGGATACAGAGAACAAGACGAAGCTAAAGAAATATTTGCAGCATGGAAGAAGAACGGATTGCCTCAAGATTTTGAAAATGATGGGGTAAGATTAGCTTTCAATATGAATAGCGGTTACGTCTTCTTAACTAACAATGAATATCAAGTTGCAATGAGTGATGGCGATGCGCTCTACAGTTTCTATACTTCGCCATATGAAGGTATAGAAGGCAGCTTTGAAGATTTGCTTGATGAATACAAAGATATGCACGAAGAAGACAAGCAATGGTTCAAAGATATAGCTGAAAATATAGGAAGAGAAAAAGAAATAAAACAATAAATAGAAAGGAAAAAAAACACCAATGAAAAACACATACACAAAAGAACAAATCTCAAAAGCGATTGAGTTTGTTTTACAAGTTGCAAGTCAAGATAGTCCACACTTGACTAAAGACTTAAAATTTCAAAATCAATTAAGAGAAGAAATCATAGACCAGCTTGACCATGATTTTGAACTACAAAACATATTAGGGGGTAAATAATGAAAGCTAAAAACTACAAATCAATCACAGAAATATTAAACAAAAAATATAAAAAGAAGTTNTATTTATTCATGGATCTTGAAGATTGTATGAATAGAATTAAACAAAAAAGAAAGGAACAATAATGAAAATAGAAAATAATATGCCAGATGAATTTTTTGAATGGTTGGATCAATGTCCAGTTAATTGGTATATGAATGAATACGATAATCTTGTAATGAATTATAGTTTTCAAGTGCCAGAAAAAGAAGAAAGCGAGGACCAACAATGACAGATATAAATTTTTATTGCTGCGTTGTGTTTTTATTTGTAACAATAGTAATGATTATAACAATCTAATAAGGAGGAAATGATGATAGTATTCGGTAAAACAAAGAACGATTGGAAGGTTTTAGAGCTGCATTATAGACGTGAATGGATTGCGTTTGTTTGTGGTTTTGTGTTAGGATCAATAATATTTTAATGAAAAAAGAAAGGGAAAATAAAATGATAAATCTTTTAAAAGTAAATTATTATAATGGTTGTTTTATTTATTTATACACTAATGGAGAAAGATATTTTAAAATATTAGTTGATAAAGAATATGTAAAAAAAGAAAATGTACAGCTATATAAACAAGATAAAAGAGGTAAGTTAATATCAAGTTATAAGTTAATTGGTGATTTTTTAAATTTTAAATTAGCTAAAAAACATTTGTATGAACAAAAAATTAACTAAAAATAATATAATTGAATTACAAAAAGAAACATTAAGAAACATCTTGAGTAGTAAGGGTATTATTTATCGTTACTACTTGAGACATCTTCAGCGGAAACATCAATCAAATCATCTTGATTATCTTCCCACGAAATACGAATAGAACTATCCGATTTAACATTAAGATTTTGCTTTTCCTGGAATAAGCTACTTACTCTTGGAGCTAACCATTTTAAATAGTTTTGTTTCTCTCTTAAAAATAAGAGCTCTTCATTAGACATTTCAGTTACATCAGACGAGAAGATTGCTAACATTTTCTCAACCAATGTTTTTATCCCTATCTCTTGAGCTTGGTTAAACTTCTCTTTAAACTTTGGATTTTGATCTAAGAACTTGTAGAAAGACATCAAGCTGATCTTTAAGGTGTCTCTGATTACGATATGGGGTATTCCGCCATCGTAAATATGACCTAAGATAATACTTTGTTCGGAATCCGTTAGATTGAGTGGCAAGTTGTTCTTGGTTTTGGATATACTCTTTGATTTCTTCATCTGTTTTATGTTTAAAGTTTATTAAGTTTTTTAATCGTTTTATTTTGTTTTGTATAGGTACATTTTTATTGTTGTATAAACCTTTGTATTTCCTGGTCTTAGAGTCTGTAGATTGAGATCCGCCATGAAAACGACAAAGCATACGTCTTGAGGTAGGGGTAAAATATCCTTTTGCACGACATCGCTTACCGCTTTGCCTAGATATACCCTCACACCTTATCTTTATCTTTGGCATTACCTTTCCAATCTAGATTATTTCTTTTGTTGTATGCAACCTTTTCTCTGTATCTTGGATTACTATTTTTACTAATAGATTTGAGAGCTTGTAAGATTTTTTGAGGGGGAACGTATGTCTTTTTCTCATTGGCAACTAATTCCTGTTTTCTCTGAATGGCTAACTTAACATAGTAAGGATTGTTCTTATCCTTTTTCAAGTCTGTCAAGGGGAGCTTCGCTAAATTGTCAATTATTAATTGTTGATTACCTCTATTATTTTTTATGATTTCTTCTATTGTATTATTGTATATTATTGTTTCTACTAATGTCTGTACATTTGAAACATTGGATGTTTCATTTTTATACATTGATGTTTCATTTTTATACATACCCTTCTCAAACTTAACAAACTTAGGGTTTATTTGATAGGTCTTACCAGACCTACCTTTGACAGTAGAGATCACATTTAATTTNGTAAGAGTTTGTAATGTTCTGTGAATTGTGGTNCTAGATAACTTGGTATCTTTNTCAATAGTTGAGTGCCTTAATCCTGCTCTATAATCGTTAGATTTCCAACAATATTTCATCAAAGATAGATAAACNGACAGACAATTAGCCTTTTTAGACCCCCCAACCTTATCTAAATGGTGGTAAAGCACATAAGTAAGCTGTAAAAATCCCCTAGTTTTTATCACAAATATGCCTTACTCTAAACTCTATTAGTTTTGATACCCATTCTTGAGCTGTGTAATCAACAAATTCATAATTACTATTGGTCCTTAAATGGTCTATTCTCGCAATCTTAAATGACATATAAGGGTTATAGCCTAATTCTCTTATTCGTTGATCTATGAGGCTCTGAGGCTTGGCAATAGGCAAATAAAAGATAAGGTAGGCTCTACATTTAAGACCTTGTGCGATCTTGCGTGTCATGGTGGTGTTTTTGTAGGTTTTACCTGTATATCTAGCAGTTTCACCAATAAAAATAATCTCATTGCAGCAAGGTTGATACTCAACACAATCTAAATCAATCATTTTTAACCGATCATCCATAATATATCTATGGAACTCTGAATATTCATCCCCTTTTCCAAAGTAATTAAACCTTGCCATTATTTTTTTTCTTTCAGTANCTTTATCTCGTATTCTTTTGCTTCAATCTCTATCTCAAGTGCTAAGATTATGTCTGCTTGTTTTTTTATATACTTCTTTGCTCGTTTTAATTCTTGCTTACACTCAACCTCATCAAAAATACCATCATAGGTCATTCTGGTAAATCCACATGGTGATCTTTAACATTATCATATTCTCTTGGTGATAATTCTGGATTTAATTTTTCACAAAAAGCTAAGATTAAAGTTCTCATTTCAGAGTTACTCAAAATATCATATCCTGCCATTTGAAAAACTAAATGATACTCTTCTGGAGTAAAATCAATTTCTTCAAGATCAATTAATTTTTGTCTCATTCGATCAAACTCTTTCATACTAAACCCCACACATTCCTTCACATTCGTTGTTAAACATATCTAGCTGCTTATCTGTTTCCTTTTTATTAAACTCTACCTCATCTAAAGGAATACACTTTCTATGTAGATAGACCTTATCCTTAATACTTCTCGACCCTAACCTAATTTTTTTATCAAATGCTACCGCTTCAGCAAACTCCTCTGGTCTTTCAGTTTTCATGAAATGCCAATAAGAATCATTGTGATATGGACACACAATACAAGCAGACTTTTCTGGTAAAGGAATATTATTTTTTTTTAAATAATTTAAACAATCTTGCCTTGACATATTCAATTCAATTAAAGGATATTTATTTAATATATATTTATCCCTAGCAGGTTTCATTCTTTGTGCTTCATCTGTCGAAATGCCGATCCATTGTTCAACATACTTATCTTTAGGAAAATGTTTACCTTTAGCTACATTACAAAGTTGCCTTATCTTTTGTCTGATGGGTTGTATCTTATAATCATTGGTACACTGGCGACGCAACATTCCTTTTTTTCCTGTTATTTCATTTTGTGTAAAGAAAGGTGCAGTAGGAAATCTTGTACCATTATCTATTGAACTAATCATATCATTTGTAATATGACCTTTTGATACAATGTGTACTGGATAAGGTAGTATTGATTTTAAATATTTTAAATAATCGTAAACCCTTCGAGGTTCATTTTGTGTGTCAGAAAATATTGAACATTGTGGCATAGGTAAATCTCCCTTCGCTGCCATGATTGCTAACGTAGAACTTTGTACTCCTGCACCTAAACTTATTACTGTTAATATTTTTTCTCTATCTTCCATCATTTTAATACCTCTATTTTTTTAACTACTGATCTTGGATATACTGTAGTGTTGCCAACTGTTAATGTTCCATCATCGTCAAAGCTATGCGATGCAAATATAATAAGTTTCTTCTGGTCCTTATATAATAAATAACCTGTATCTTCACACCAAGAATAAATTTGATCTTTTGCTTTTTCTAAACTAGTCCATTCAGAATTACTGACGATGTCAACCCAATATATTCTTACTCTTTTGTATGGAAACTTATTTGCCTTCTTCATAGTCCCACCATGCTTGATATAAATCTTGTAAAGTAACTTTACC